GGCGGCGCCAAACTGCCCACAGGTATAATGATGGCCAAGGTGGTTGGTTATCTTGACCCATCGTTTATGTGCGGGCTTGAAGTTACTCTGTTGAGAGAAACCGGCAACGATATTGGAGACAGCGGACAAAGCTATGGTGTCAAATATGCCAGTCCTTTTTATGGATCCACTGCATATGAAAACATGGGTCAGAATGTGTCTGATTTTAATGACACACAAAAAACCTATGGCATGTGGTTCCCCACAGTGGAAGTAGGTACCACGGTATTGGTGGTCTTTGTGAACGGTGAAGCATCTGAAGGTTATTTTATAGGCTGTGTGCCCGGTAGATTTATGAACCAGATGATTCCAGCCATAGGAGCATCAGCATCCTTTGAAGCCACCGCAGAACAGAAAAAGAAATATGATACCACGTTGCCTTTGCCTGTGGCAGAAGTTAATAGAAGAGCTAACACTCTTGAAAAAGGCACAAACACTGAAAAAATTAAAAAAGCCATCCATCCTATCGCTGATAGATTTTTAGAGCAGGGTCTGTTGGAGGATGATGTTAGAGGAATAACCACATCAAGTAGTAGACGTATGATACCTAATTCAGTATTTGGTATCTCAACTCCCGGCCCATTTGATAGAGGCGCTAATGCCAAAAAACAATTCATAGGCAGTCCACAAAGCAAAAGTCCTGTGCAACTTCCGGCCAGCAGACTTGGAGGTACTACACTGGTAATGGATGACGGTGATGATCGTTTTGTTAGAAAAAAACCTGCAGGCGAAGGCCCAGTTGAATATGCAGAAATTGCAAAAAAAGAAAAAGGCAACGTGGACATTCCCTTTAATGAATATTTTAGAGTTCGTACCCGCACCGGTCATCAAATCCTTTTGCACAACAGTGAAGACTTAATTTACATAGGAAATTCACGTGGTACCACTTGGATTGAATTAACCAGTAATGGCAAAATAGATATCTATGCAGAAGATAGCATTAGTATACACACTGAGAATGATTTAAATTTTCGTGCCGATAGAGATATTAATTTTGAAGCAGGTAGAAATATAAATTTAAGAGCAGAAGAAGGTAGATTACATGCAGACATTGCAACTAATTTAGAAATAGTAGTCGGAGCCAACGGCCTTATAACCACTACTGGAAATCTAGATGTAAACACCACAGGCAATAATACCCTGACAGCCGGCGGAACACTTGATATTAAAAGTGGCGGCGCAGCAAAAATTACTGCGGGCGGTGATTTTTCTGTTGGTGCTGCAAACACAACAATTTCAGGCGGCGACATTAACCTTAATGGCCCAGCTGCGCCCGAGGCCGCTGATGCTGCGTTAGCAGAATTATTATTAACACATACTAATATTAAAACTAGTTCTAGTTCAACCTGGGGCAACAAAAAACGATACTCTGACGGAACATTGGAAAGTATCATGAAAAGAATCCCTATGCACGAACCGTGGGCATTGCATGAAAACCAAGCGCCAACACTGCTGACACCAAAAAACACTGATAGGGATACATAAAATGACAAAAATATATAACAAGAAATCAGTGGCTGCGTTCACCGCCAGCACCGGTACCAACAGCACCGCAGCATTTACCTACAAGGGTTTCAGTTCTCAAGAAACCAAATCTAGCTTCAAACTCTATGACATTGATTTGGTCAAGCAGGATATTATAAATCATTTTTATATTCGCAAAGGTGAGAAATTAATGAATCCTGATTTTGGCACAGTCATCTGGGATCTGTTGTTCGAACAATTCACTGAAGAAGTCAAAAAACTTATTACAGAAGATGTTGAACAGATCATTAACTATGATCCACGTATTGCAATTAATGGAGTAATTATAGACAGCACAGACATGGGTATCAGAATAGAAGCAGATATCACTTACATTCCATTTAATATCAATGAACGAATGACTTTTGATTTTGATCGACAAAATAATATTATTAAGTAAGCAGTTAATTTTATTAGTTAAATACATGATAGGATAGCAAAATGACCACAACGTCTAGACAAAACAACTTGATATTGAACGAAGACTGGACTAGAATATACCAGACTTTTCAAAATGCAGATTTCAAAAGCTACGATTTTGAAAATCTTCGTAGAGTCATCATTGCCTATTTCAGAGAAAACTATCCAGAAGATTTTAACGATTACATTGAAAGCAGTGAATATCTTGCGTTAATCGATGCTATTGCTTTTCTAGGACAGAGCCTAGCTTTTAGAATAGATCTAGCCAGCCGCGAAAATTTTATAGAACTAGCAGAACGTAAAGAAAGTGTTTTACGACTGTCTAAAATGTTGAGTTATAATGCCAAGCGTAATTTGCCGTCGACTGGTCTGTTGAAATTTGACACCATCAGCACCACTGAAAGTGTGTTAGACAACAACGGTAAGAATCTAGCGCAACAAACAATTGTGTGGAATGATCCAACTAACCAAAACTGGGTAGAACAATTTGTCACAGTGTTAAACGCTGCAATGACAGATAACACAGCATTTGGTCGTAGTCAGGGATCCGCCACAATCGACGGAATACCTACAGAACAATACCGATTTAGAACATCGTCGAGCGATGTGCCTATTTTCACTTACAGCAAAGTAGTGGCAGGCCGCCAAATGACATTTGAACTAGTTAGTACCAGTTTCAAAGGCAAAGAAGAAATCTACGAAGAATCTCCAGTTCCCGGCAATCAATTGGGATTTGTGTATAGAAATGATGGCAAAGGTGGAACCAGTGCCAATACTGGATTTTACCTAATGTTCAAACAAGGCAGTTTGCAGTTGGCAGACTTTTCGATCGATATCCCAGCCACAAACGAATTAATTGCTGTGGACAGCAACAACATCAACAACAACGATGTGTGGTTATTTGCATTGGATTCAGCAGGTGTACAATTAAACGAATGGACCAAGGTATCTGCTCTTATAGGCAACAACATATCATACAATAGTATTAATAGCAATATTAGAAATATCTATTCAGTGATCACAAAAGAAAACGATAGAATTGATCTAGCGTTTGCAGACGGAGTATATGGTAATTTGCCTCAAGGACCTTTTCGAACCTATTATAGAACCAGCAATGGCCTCAGCTATCAAATAGCACCAAACGAAATGCGCGGTATCAGTATTGCTGTGCCCTATATTAGCAAATCAGGAGTCCGACACACATTGACATTGACCATGAGTCTCAAGTCTACAGTAAGCTCATCTTCTCCAAGTGAGTCTGTGGCTTCAATTAGAACAAATGCTCCTGCTCAATACTACACACAAAATAGAATGATAACAGGAGAAGACTACAATCTTGCTCCACTATCTACTTCACAGAACATTCTCAAAGTCAAAGCAATCAATAGAGTATCAAGCGGAATCAGTAGAAACTATGATTTGATTGATGCCAGCGGGAAATATTCTAGTATAAATGTATTTGCTGCCGATGGACTAATCTATAAACAAAACGTTGAAAAATCATTGGCATTTAAATTTACAAATAGAATTGATATTATTAATTTTATACGCAACAGCATTGAACCTATTTTCACTTCTGCAGATACCTACAATTTTTATCTCACTAAATTTGACAAGATCTTGTTTAGTGACACAAACTATCGTTGGAAACAGATAACCACAGACGTGAATAATTCTACCGGATATTTTTACAATTTCATTGATAGTACAATTTTAAAAGTTGGGTCATATACCACTAGCACATTGCAATACATCACTCCGGGTACACTAATCAAATTCACGGCACCTGCCGGACAGTCTTTTAGACGTGGCAAATTAGTTACTACCGATGCTAACGATCCTGAACAAAAAGATCGACTATGGACTAAAGTTATAAAAATCACAGGCGATGGTACCAATGCCGGAGTGGGAATTTTAGCGTCTGGACTAGGAGCAGTGCAGTTCAGTGACATCGTCCCATCAGAAGCTATTGCTACTAGGATAGTGGCTAAGTTTGTGAATAATCTTCCTAACGGAATAGAAAATGAAATGATCAATCTCATGCTGGCCAATCTCAATTTTGGCCTGCGTTTTTCAGTAATTGACGCAGCTTGGAAATTAGTAGCCACCGCCGATTTAAATCTTCTTAATGATTTCAGTCTTGGTAAAAGTGGCGACACAACCAGTCAAAATTTGGATTCGTCGTGGATTATTGCATTTGTTAAACAGGCAGATGAATACTTTGTTAGAATACGTGGTTTAGAATATGTGTTTGGCAGTATAGAAGAAAATAGATTTTACTATGATAGCTCGCAAAAAACCTATAATGGTAAAACCGGTGATGTAGTTAAAGATCAAATTAAAATTTTAGGTATTAATTCTGATAGTAATCTTTTAAACCCGTTAAAACAAGACATCAGTTTTGCTATCAGCGATGCTATTACATTTGACGATGGATATCAAAGCACAGAAGAAATAAAAATTGAATTCTATGATTCTGACAGTGACGGAGTCATTGACAATCCTGAAGCATTTGAGCAGGTAGCGGGACTAGACTTTGATTTGAAATTTTTATTCTTCCAAGAATCTGTAGATGTAGCAGGCAATAAAATCAAACAATATGTGGATAATACTGAAAATATCATTGTTATTGCGCAGAAAGAAAGTTTAGTTAATGTCAATGACTACGCTGAAGGCCAACTGATCTACTTCTATGACAGCAATGAAAATGTGATTAAGCGAGTTGATCGAACTACTAATACTTTGGTGTTAGACAGTTCATATACTGCAAATTACGGTAGAGCAGGACTTAAATTCCAGTACATTCACAATGCCAATGTTGATCGTAGAATTGATCCTAGTTCCAGTAACATTGTTGATGTGTATCTTTTAACACGAAGTTATAACACTGCATTTAGAAACTATCTTGCAGGGGCAGCTGTAAAACCAGATGAACCAAACAGTGATAGTCTACGAATTGCATTTGGTTCAAATTTAGATCTAATCAAATCTATATCTGATGAAATCATATATCATCCTGTGGCCTACAAGGTGCTGTTTGGATCAACTGCCGACGTACAATTTCAAGCAAAATTTAAAATAGTTAAAAATTCAAATAGACTAATCAATGACAACGATCTAAAAGTTAAAATTATAAATGCCATCAATCAATTCTTCGATGTTAATAATTGGGATTTTGGTGATAGATTTTATGTCAGCGAATTGATCACATATGTGATTAACACAGCAGCTCCTGACATCAGCAACATGATTATTCTGCCAAGACAGATCACACAGGCATTTGGCAGTCTGTTTGAAATACAAAGCAGAGTTGATGAAATTTTTGTTAACGGTGCTACAGTAGATGACATAGAAATTGTCACATCAATTTCTGCATCCGAACTTAGAATATCCGTTGATTCAGTTATATCGAGTACAAATTAAAAATGGCAGATAAAATATTTCCTAACAGCGGTCTACCTATTAGAAAAACTTCTGAACTACTCCCACAGATTTTTCAAACGGAAGCGAACCAAAAATTTCTAGCGGCAACACTAGATCCTCTGACTCAACCTGGTGTACTTGAAAAGAAAGTTGGATACATAGGTAGAAGATACGGCAAAACATTTAATGCCAACGACATATATCTTGACAGTGACGAAACACTAAGAAGTAGATATCAGTTGGAACCAGCAGTTGTGGTTGAAAAAGATCAAAAAGTCACTGACTTTTGGGACTATATAGATTTTAAAAATCAAATAAAGTTTTTTAACAACAACGAAGAAAGAGATGATCTAATAGTATCACAGGATCACTATACTTGGAATCCCCCTATAGAATGGGACAAGTTGGTCAATTATCGTGAATACTATTGGGTGCCTGCAGGACCGCCCCCAATTAAAATTCTCGGACAGGCGCAGAACATTACCAGCACCTATCGTGTGCGGCCTGGTGTGGGCAGTGTTTTTATATTCACACCAGATGGGTTGACTAATAATCCTGCAATCACATTGTACAGAGGACAGACCTACAAATTCCAAGTTGCAACACCTGGCAATCCATTTATTATTAGAACCAACGTTGACACAGGTACGTTGCAGTACAATCCTGTGTTCCCCTATGTTCAAGGCCAGCTCACAGTATTTGATGGTAAGATATGGAAAGCCAAAAAAAATATCAATCCTGTAGACGGCAGCACTATAGATGAAAACAGTGACGACTGGGAGTTTGTTGATGCGGTCAACGAGACTACCTCGTTTGATTATACCAAAGGATTGACCAATAACGGAACTGAAAATGGTACCATAACTTTTGTTGTGCCCTTAGATGCTCCTGACGTGTTGTTCTATCAAAGTTTCACAGATCCAAACAGATTTGGTCGATTCATCATTGCCAACATTGAAAGCAATACTAAAATTGATATCGAAAAAGAAATTCTAGGCAAAACCACATATACCAGCAGCAATGGCATCTCTTTTAGCAATGGCATGATAGTGTATTTCACTGGCACAGTATTACCAGTGAAATACAGCAATCAATCAATGAACAACAAATGGATAGTAGAAGGTGTTGGAGAAAAGATTTCTTTGACCAATGTTGCTGATCTAGTTGTGTCAGCTACATTTGCAAATTCTTCGCCAGAAATTTTATTCGACAATGGCGGATTCGATACTCAACCCTTTGACGACGCTGCCGCATTTCCAGGCAACAAAGATTATATTACAATTAATAGAGCTAGCGTAGATTCTAATCCATGGTCAAGATACAATAGATGGTATCATAGAGCAGTGTTGGATTATGCTCACAGTCTAAATCAATCTAGCTTTGAAGCAGATGAAACTGCTAGAGCAAAACGCCCGATTATAGAATTTAAATCAAATTTGAAATTATACAATCACGGATCAGTGGCAATACCTTCAGTGGACTATGTAGACGATTTCACCACAGACGTGTTTTCAGTTATAGAAGGCAGCAGCGGATATATCATCGATGGCGAAAGTCTTTTTGACGGTGCTAGAATTTTGATAACCAACGACACTGACACGCTGGTTAACAATCAAATATACACAGTGAAATTTATTAGACATGTCAATTCAAGACAAATCAGTTTGATAAGAAGTTCGGAATTAGATCCCATAGCAGGGGAATGTGTGCTAATCGGTCGAGGCCTTGCAAATCGAGGATTCATGTACCACTTTGACGGTATTGATTGGATTAAGAGCCAAACAAAAACAGGCACCAATCAAGCCCCATTGTTTGATATGTTTGATGCTAATGCCGTGAGTTTTAGTGATGTTGACGCATACCCAGTGAGCTCGTTTGTTGGTAGCCCAATCATTAGCTACAAACAAGGTATAGGCAGTATAGACAACGAACTAGGCTTTGCTATCAGTTATCTTAATATAGATAATGTTGGAGATATACAGTTTGCCTGGAATTTAGATAGTGATGTTTTTAACTACACAGTTGATAAGAAACTTTATTACAAAAATCTAGCCACAGGATTCTATAAATTCAGCACAGATGAACAGTATGATAATGGTTGGTTAAAACTAGATCCTGATTTTGTGCAACCTATAATAGACACAATCACTATAAATTCTATTACTAATGAAATTGTCACATCAGTAGTTGATTGGACTACACTTGCAGATGACAAAATAGCAAAGATTTTGTTTTACCTCAACGGTGTACAACTACGTGACACCTATACAAGAAACATTAACACATTTACTTTTACAAATAATTTTGCGGTCGGTGATGTTGTCACAATTAAAATATTTGCAACCGCTGTGCCTGATCTAGGATATTATGAAATACCAATGGGTCTGGAAAAAAATCCTCTAAATGAAAGAATAAAAACATTTACTCTCGGACAAGCTTCTGATCATATTTCTAGCGGACTAGAAATGCTAGATAATTTTGCTGGTCGATATCCTGGCAGTAATAATCTACGTGATATTAGTGGATTTCAAAATCTTACTAGACGATTTCTAAAACACTCTAGCCCTGCCCCACTGTCAATTGCATTGTTGTGCGACAAAGAAATCAATATCATCAAATCCATACAGTATGCTAATAAAACCTATACAGATTTTAAAAACAGTTTTATCACGTTGGCCAATGAACTGTATTATGATCAAACTCCAAAAGATTTTGTAGATTCTATACTAGAAGAAATCAGCAGATCACAAAACGCCACTAGACCCTTTGCTGGATCAGACATGATTGGTAGTGGTGCATATTCTACAATAGATTACATAGTAGAAGATACAGGAATCAAAACATTTGCATTGTCTGAAAAATTTGATCTTGTTACACTTAGTTCGCAAGCAGTCTACGTGTACTACAACAATCAACAACTGTTACACAACAAAGATTATGAATTCAATTCAACTTTTGGTTTTGTAAAGTTAAAAATAGAACTTTTCGAAAACGATAAAATTCAAATTAGAGAGTATGTATCTACATCTGTGAATTTTATTCCACCAACTCCTACCAAGTTGGGATTGTATAAAAAATATCTACCTAAAAAATTCTTAGACGACACATATGCTGAGTCACAACAAGTTATACAAGGGCACGACGGTAGTATCACTGTGGCCTATGGTGATTTTAGAGATGATGTACTGTTAGAACTAGAATATAGAATTTACAATAATATCAAACAAGAATATAATGAAAATGTATTTGACATTGATCTTATACTTGGTGGCTATTACGGAAACTCACAGTATAACAAAACTCAAGTTGACAACATTGTAAATGCTGAATTTTTGAAATGGATTCAAGGCACCAGTATTGACTATGTAAAAAACAGTTATTACGATTCTCAAAATTCTTTCACCTATACCTACAGCAACATGACTGATCCTACAGGCACAGTCAATCTACCAGGTTATTGGAGAGGAGTCTATCAATGGTTCTATGACACAACAAGGCCAAATCAATGCCCGTGGGAAATGTTGGGATTCTCTGAAAAACCCACATGGTGGGAAAGCGAGTATGGCCCAGCACCGTATACTTCAAATAATTTAATATTGTGGGAAGATTTACGTGACGGTATTATTCGTCAAGGCGAAAGAGCCGGCACACGAGACAGATACAAACGTCCGTCAATAATGCAGCACATTCCTGTAGACGGTGATGGTAATTTACTAAGCCCCTTAGATTCCGGTCTTGCTGGTAATTTTTCATTGGTCAATAACCAAGGAGCTTTTCAACTTGGGGATCTAGCTCCGGTAGAATTTGCATGGAGGGCTAGTAGTGAATGGCCATTTGCCGTTATGGCAGTATTGGCATTGTTAAAACCTATGGAATTTATTGCAGACGGTTTTAATCGGAGTGCAGTAACCACAAATATTCTTGGCCAAACAGTTAATACAAATACACAGATGTTTCTAACTATGGATGATTTAGTTTATGAATCCACGGTAGATCGACCAGTGTCGGGATTGGTAATTTATGTAGTAAATTATTTAAAAAGCACAGCCACTGATCCTGCCAATCTAGAAGACAAGTTATCAAATATCAATATAAGACTATCAAATAGGCTGTCGGGTTTTGTGGATCAAGCACAACAAAAATATGTGTTAGACAGTAAAAACCCCAATTCGACCTCTAGTAGTATTTTTATTCCACCAGAAAATTATGATATAATCTTTAATGTTAGTGCGCCAATTGCAACTATTGTCTATAGCGGAGTAATTATAGAAAAAACTAATCAAGGATACAAGATTAGTGGATATGATAATTCCAATGCCTTTTTTAATTACTATGCTGCGTCACAATCTCAACGTGATCCTGTTATTCAGGTAGGCGGAGTCAGTGAAAATTTCTTTGACTGGGAAAGCGAAAAATTCTATGGCAATGGAGTAGTAATTAGACATCAAAATCAATTTTATCGAAGCATACGCAGTCACACTAGCGGCACAACATTTGAGGAAACTGTCGATAACACAGCAACATGGAGAAAATTAACAGGAGCTCCTATCACTGGGGGAATCACTGCTTTTAGAAGAAGAAATTTCAATAAACTTAAAATAAGAAAATTATCCTATGGCACAACAGTGTCTGATATTCAACAGGTGATAGATTTTGTTTTAGGCTACCAGGAATATCTCAAAAGTGTGGGATTTGTTTTTGATTTTTATGATCCGCAATATCAAGCAGCTAGAGATTGGTTTACATCTGCTAAAGAATTCATGTTTTGGAGTCAGCATAATTGGGCTGAAGGATCTCTACTCACACTCAGTCCGTCAGCATCACTATTGAAAATTAATTTTGCTGTAGGAGTAGCGGACAACGTATTAGATAGTTTTTATGATTATCAAGTCCTTAAGGATGATGGCACACCCTTGTCGCCTCAAAACATCAATGTCAACAGAGACTTTCAAACCATAAGTCTATCAACTACTAATACCAACCAAGGAATTTATTTCTTAAAATTACACTATGTTCTCAAAGAACATGTGGTTGTGTTTGATGACCGCACAGTTTTTAATGATGTCATATATGACAAGCCCACGGGATATCGTCAGGAACGTATCAAGAGCCGTGGGTTCCGCACAGTGGATTGGGATGGCGACTATACTAGTCCTGGATTCTTGTTTGACAATGTCAATATACAGACTTGGCAACCTTTCACAGACTACAAACTCGGTGATATTGTTGCGTACAAATCATACAATTGGACTAGCAGATATAGTCAATTAGGAACAGTGGAATTTGTAGATGCTGGTTGGACAAAACTCGACTCGACTCCAACTAAGTCTTTGATTCCAAATTTTGATTATAGAATAAATCAATTCGAAGACTACTACGAAGTAAACACAGACGGGGTTGGGTCCAGCCAACGAAATCTTGCAAGACATGCCATTGGATATCAACCTAGAGAATATCTGCAAAATTTAGCTGAAGACGAAATCACACAGTTTCGAATTTATCAAGGATTCATTAGAGAAAAAGGCACAGCCAATGCCATTGTCAAGGTGTTTGACAAAATCAGTCGAACAGACGATGACAGTGTGGTACTAAAAGAAGAGTGGGCATTTAAAATAGCTCAATACGGTGGCACAGCTCAAACCAAAGAATTCGAATTTGAAATTAAAAAAGATGCCTTTGCTATCAATCCACAACCTATATTAATTACATACAGTGAAGATGCGGGCACGGTTCTAGATCAATATCTAAGAATAAAATCCTCTAACTTTACCCTGGCCGATACTCCCTTTGTTACAAATCTCAATCCGTTGATTGACTACGACGGAGACTCTAGGTCTGCAGGTTATGTTAACAAAAAACATGTGGATTTTATTCTTAAAAACAAGGACGACATTCTTGATCTAGATATTAGAACAGTGTTTGACAACACACACTTTTGGATTACATTCGATAAAGCTTCGTGGACGGTGTTACGTTACAACGAAGAATTAGCTTTGAGAATCAGCAGAGTTGAAAAATTATCCGAAACTGAAATAGAACTAACATTTGAAAGACTGCATAATTTTGCAGTTGATGACATTGTAGGCATCACGTATGTATTGAATCTCAATGGATTCTTCAAGATTACAGCAGTTACACGCAATACCATTATTGTAGCACCATCGTCTACAGATGTTCCAGCAATAGAAGACAGCACCTCGTCAGTGGTGGGTATTTTTACCACAGTGAGATTCCAAACATATGCACAGTTAGATGACCAAAAAACTGCACTGCTGGGCCTCGGATCAAAACTATGGGTGGACAACAATGGCGCCAACAAATGGGAAGTCATAGAAAAAACTAAACAATATTCAACTTTTGAATTTGCAGAATACGGAATTACTGCACCGCTCGGCACAGGCACTGCTGTGTTGTATTTGGACAGTCTCAAACAAATTGCCACTAGTATTCCAGACTCGGGTTACGTGATGATTTATACAACACAGACTGTTGGATCACAGTTGATATTGAAACAGATAGTACCCCCACCCGACGATTTTGACACAGCGGTACTAGGATCATTCGGTAAAGTATTGGCAGTGAGCCCTGACCATAGATGGCTAGCAGTTGGCTCACCAAACGCCAATGGCGTAAAAAGTGGCTACCTAGGTGAGCTGAATCAGTTTGCTAGTTATCTTGTAGGCGAAACTGTGTTGTATCAGGGCAAACTTTGGGAAGCGGTGAATAACATCAGTGCAGGCGACGGCAGTTCTATAAATTTCAACAGTGAAGATTGGAAACCAGCCACCATAGTTAATGCCAATCCCGCAGCAAGAGGAAATGGATTTACAGATCAGGGCATGATCTCTTTGTATAGATATTCTCAAGGACAGTGGGAAATTACTCATAGTTTTGTAAGCCCTCGTCAAGCAGCATTTGAACAATTTGGCAGTGCTATTTCGATTGGTGTGTCCGGCAACACCTATTACATGGCAGTGTCAGCAGTAGGGTCGTTGTGCGATCCAGCACTAGGCGCCAATACAGGTCGAGGCCGAGTGTATCTATATTTCTACAACGGCACAGAATGGCAACATTTAGAAAACACCAAGTATCTAGGGTTATATCAATCGTCGTCTCTAGTATTCTATCCAGCCGGATCGATAGTATGGTATCAGGGAGATTTGTATGAATCTGTAGTTGACAATCAAGGCGGCGCAATATTGCCCACCGTGCTAACTAATTGGAGAAAATTAGATCCTGTGTCTACACAATGCTCATTGCCAACAAATGTGGCCATGGATGATGACGGATCAACGCTTGCAGAAGGCCTGTTGAGTTCAAGTCAGTTGGCAGAACTGGTCAAGGACGGAGATCAATTTGGTATAAGTTTGACCATGAGTCGAGACGGTGCGGTTCTAGTTGTAGGCGCACCTAATTCAGACGGACAGTATTTTTCCAACTACAGAGGTAATTGGAATTTGTACCAGGAATACAAGGAAGGTGATGTGGTCAAATGGCAGGGCGGATACCACAGATTGATAGACGCAACTACGTCATCTATTACCAGCCTAGCACAGTATCCAGATGCGGGATTGCCTTGGTCAAATGTAGGCGACAGTGCATCACCATCCACAGGCAAAATTTTTATATATGAAAGAGATGCCGGTAACAGATATTCTCTGTTACAGACCATTACCGCAGAATCACTGTCAGATATCAACGACACTAGCAACGGTGGAATAATAGCGTCTGGAGATCAATTTGGATTTGCCGTAGACATAGACGCTGCTGCTACTACTATTGTGGCTAGTAGTCCTTTAGCAGATATTACCAAGCAAAATCAAGGTGCTGCCTATGTGTTTAAATTTGACAGTGATTCTTCTGTACGTCAATTTAGATTGAAACAAAAATTACAGAGTTTTGAATATTTCACCAATGAATATTTTGGATCCAGTATATCTATAAGCCCGTCCACAGAAAAAATCGTAGTGGCTGCCAAGAATGCAGGATATTCCATTCCCACGCAATTTAGTTTCACAACCTTTGACAAACGCAGAACTACATTTTCCGATCCGAGAGGTTTTCCTGGACAGGTCTATGTCTATCAAAGAAAAGACACAGGGTATTTCTTGGTAGAAAAACTAGAAGCAGAGTTTCAGTCAGGAGAATCGTTCGGATACTCCATTGACACTACCAGCTCAATTATCGTGGTAGGATCGCCTACTTATCAAGTTGATGGTGCTCCGGCGGGGCGAGTAAGACTGTTTAAGTCATCCACTGATACAGAAAGTTTTAAAACTATTGGCCAACAAAACAAACTTATAGATATTGATCTACTGCAAAACATTGAATTATTTGACAATGTTAACAACATAAAAATCACTGATCTAGATATTGTAGATGGATATAAATTAAAAATACTGGGGCAGGCCGAACAGGAAATTAGCTTTAAAACTGTGTATGATCCTGCGATCTATATCACTGCCACAGAAGAACAAGTCATAGATGAAACTCAGGCATGGTTTGAAAAACCTGTGGGACAGATATGGTGGGACCTTAGCACAGTAAAATATTTGAATTATGAACAAGATGATTTTGCCTATAGAATTGGCAATTGGAATTCACAGGTAGTAGGATCTTCTATAGATATCTACGAATGGGTGGCAAGCCCATTACTGCCATCAGAATGGAGTATCTTGGCAGACACTGTGGAAGGTCTTGCAGAGGGCATATCCGGTCAGCCAAAATTTATTGATGACACTGTGTACAATACCAAAGTATTTTTCAACCCCAATACTGGCCTTGCTACAGGCACACTACACTATTATTGGGTTAAATCTAAAACTACCTTGCCGTCATTGGCTCAGCGAAAAATTTCAGCCAGCGCCATACAGTCGGCTATTTCCAATCCCATAGGCACAGGCGCTGCATTTATGGCGGTGATAGGAGAGGATAAATTCTTAGCTTATAATTTGCCCACTGTGATAAACACTGATACTGCTTTAATTAATTTTGAATACATTAAAAATCGCAAGCAGTTGAACGCAGTTCACAGAGAATACCAATTGTTGACCAATGGCGTTGCTGACAGTCTGCCTACAGCTACGCTTGAAGAAAAATGGTTGGATAGTCTTGTGGGTGAAGATCGTGCCGGTAATGCAGTTCCAGATCCAAAACTTCCCCAAAAGAAAAAATACGGACTCAGTGTAAGACCCCGTCAAAGCATGTTTGTAAACAGAGACAAAGCATTGAAAATTGCCATCGATAATATCAATAATATCTTATTGACTAGACCGTTTGCAGATACTATCAACTTTGAAAATCTCAATAAATTAGATCCTATACCTGGAGAATCATTAAATCAGTACGACGTCATTGTTGATACAAATATCGATCTCGAGCAAGTGGGTACTGTAAAAGTTCGCCAAGCAGAGTTTTCTGCAAATATCATCAACGGTGAGATTGATACTATTGATATTGTAGATCCGGGATTTGGATATAGAACTGTACCATATGTAGAAATCCAAGGAGATGGATTCGGCGCCACAGCAGTGATAACACTTAACACTCAGGGCAAGGTCAATTCTATAACAGTAACATCAAAAGGAAAAAAATACTCCACAGCCATAGTGAAAATCAGACCATTTTCAGTGTTATTGGTCAATGACAGTACAGCTAATGGATTTTGGAGCATCTATGGTTGGGACCAACAACGTAGGATTTTCTACCGCAGTAAATCTCAGGGCTATGATACCACTATCTATTGGGAACTCATCGATTGGTGGGCCGAGGGATATTCTTCAAGCTCAAGAATAATCAAAGAAATTGGCAATATCTATCAAGAACCTTCTATAGAGGCTCAAGTGGGGGATCTAATTAGAATAAAAGAATATTCCAACGGTGGATGGGCTGTATTAGCGAAAACTGAACAGGGACTGGGAACTCTTTTAGATAACTACAATCTCGTGGGCAAACAACGTGGTACAATTAACATCAAAGATATATTGTACAATAGTCTGGTTAACAGTCTAGGCTATGACAACGTAGGATCCTATGATGCTGCATCGTACGATCTTCAGCCAACTAAAGAACTAAGATTTATTCTCAAGGCTGCTAAAGAAAATATTTTTGTTGACGACCTCACAGTGGAATGGAACAAGTTGTTCTTCTCATCCATCAAGTATGCGTTCTCAGAACAAACCTATATTGATTGGGCATTTAAGACCAGCTTCTTAAACGCCATACATAATGTTGGTGCATTAGAACAACGAAAAAATTACAAGAATGACAATCTACAAAGTTTTCAACAATACATAGAAGAAGTAAAACCTTATAGAACCAGCATTAGAGAATATACCAGCAGATACACGAATCTTGAGATCAATGGCGCCGCAACTTCTGACTTTGACCTGCCGCCTGCCTATTCGGTTAGGGATGGAAAAATACTACCCGTAAATCAATACTATAATAGATTTGATGAATATCCTTGGAAGTCTTGGCAAGAAAACAACGGATATTCTATCACTGCTATTTCTGTGTCCTATAGTGGTAGTGACTACACTTCGCCTCCTACAGTACTGATTCAAGGCAATGGATCAGGAGCCACAGCACAGGCATTTGTTTCCAACGGTAGAGTATCAGGCATACAAGTTATCACTCAAGGATCTGGGTACACAGGTATTCCTGTAGTTAGTCTTGTTGGTGGTAACGGAGCATCAGTCAACATTGCAAAAGCAGCAGCAGTGTTGGGCAACAGCAAGGTAAGATCTTTTGACATCACTATGAGATTTGATAGAACCAACAAAATAGGAACTTATAGTCAGCTGTCAAATACTCAGTCGTTTACAGCCACTGGTTCCAGTGCAATTTTTAATTTAATCTATGCACCTACTAGAGATAAAACCAAGATTTCAGTGATAAAAAACAATCAAGCAGTGTTGAATACAGAATATGAAATAAGTCTTTACACATCCAGCACGGACACCTATGGTTTATTAAAAGGAAAAATAAAATTCTATATACCGCCGTTGGCCGGAGATATAATTGTTATTACCTATGAAAAGAATGATCTATTATTAGACAGCATTGATAGAATCAACAAATATTATGCTCCTACAAGTGGTATGAAAGGACAAGAATTAGATCAGCTAATGACTGGTATAGATTTTGGAGGGGTACAAGTTCAGGGTACTACTTTTGAAGTCACTGGAGGTTGGGATGCTCTTCCATGGTTCACTGACAGTTGGGACAGTGTAGAATCCAGCAATGACTTTTATTATGTTGCAGACGGTAGCACAACATTTGTATCCTTGCCCTATACTCCGGAAAACAATCAGCCAATATCAATCTATATCCAACGATCAGGCACTAATAAACCTATCAGAATCGACGACCCATTGTACAATCCTAGTTTAGATTCCAGTGTGCGTACAAATGCCAACGCAGAAATGCCAACATTTATTGGCGATGGTTCTACAAAAATTATAGAAATACACAGATACCTAAGCACTCAGCCAGGCGACA